TTCTATAAATATATTTTCTTTTACTCCAGTTATAAACAATTGGAATTTTTTTACTGTTACAAACAGTTCTGTCATTGAAACAGATGTTATCATTGTTAATCAAAAATCCGGTGCTAATAAATACGATGTTATAGTAACAAATGTAACGAACGGAAGTTTTCAAGTTGGTTTCTCTTCAGTCTCTGGAGTCGTACTAGAAGCTCCAGTTTTTAACTTTGCCGTAATTAAATCTGTAACCACATAATCATATGCCTTGCCAACCCGCACCTCCTTGCGAACCCACATTTCCACTTTTTTGCGAACCACTACTTACAACCAATGATGGAAGAAGGATAGTTGTTGAAGATTCTGCATCTTGTCAAAAAACAGTAGCTACAACTCCATTTCCAAGCATTCTCAAGGCAACAACTGCCGGAACTCTTGCTTGGGAGGGAGGCTCAACTGGTTCAGTTCTTTCTTACACATCGTCTGGTAGCATTGAGTTTGTTGATGGATCAAATAGTGATCCGCTTAAACTGCCAAGCACAGCAATCCACACTTTGGATAATGTTCCAAAAACATTGGTAATGCTTGCAGATGGAACAGTAAAAGTTTGGGAACCATTTTTGACAGCAGACAAGTTTATCGCATATTGGGATGGTGGAGACTGGCGTGTAAATACGATTAGCAGTATTCTCCCATCTGGACAAGGAGTCCTAATTCGTGATACCACAGATACACTTCAGATTGTTCCTAATGGAGTTTCTGGCTCATCATTACAAATGGTTGGAACATCTCCTCAATTTGTGGCCGCAGCACCAAACCAGTTACCGCAAGGTTATCTTTTTGGTTTAACCATTGAAAATAACGGAGGATCACCATTTGACACTCTTGATATTAACATTGGTAAATGCCGCAGTTCAGACAATACATCTGACTTGGTTATATCTGCCTTACTAACAAAATATGCAAATGCTACTTGGAATGAAGGAACAAATGAGGGTGGACTTGATACTGGTTCAATCGGATCAAATCAAACATGGCATATATATGTTATTTCAAATACATCTATTGTTGATGTAATTTTTTCGCAAAACGGAATTTCTCCAACGCTTCCAAGTGGTTATAGTTTGTATCGTCGTATTGGATCATTTACAACAAATGCCAGTGCAGAAGTTCGTCAATTTTCTCAAATTGGGAATCGGTTTTTGTATAATCAAAAACCAACCGCATCACAAAGTGGCGTTGCTCTTGGAGTTGGTGGAAACTTAATCGCACTCAATGGAATTCCATCAGATGTAAGGGTTAAGCCAATTATTTCGAGCCAAATTACATCCGCAGTTTCGTATGCTTTTTACGAATTTGACTCTACATATCCAAGCACTCAAATACCCGGAATAAACAATACTACTGTAAATACATACCTTCGCCAATTTCAAGGGGCAACAATGGTTGGAGCTTACAGTTTGGAAGTTTATACGAATTCAGTTCGCCAAATAGGAATTGATGTTAGCGCAGCAGTGCCTGTTGGCGCGGCTGGTTTGTATATTGATGTGTATGGTTGGTATGATGATCGCGGACAATACTATTAATGGCAACTGAAGGATCAATTTTTGATGGTTTTACAAGTATCGTAGCTCAAGATGCAGATACTCATCCATCGTATTTACCAGAATCTTTTGTATCAGAGTCTGTAAATAGAACATTTAGAGGTGGGATTAATCGAACCAGACCAAGTATTCGCAATATCAAAATTCTTGCAGGATTAGACCAACCAGAAAATATCGTTAACGATATTGAGAGTGGAAACTTTCAAGGAGCATATCCATATAGGTCTATAAAATACGGGTCTGGAGACGGCCTAATAATTTCTGTGTCAGGAATTATTTATTTTCTAAAAATAGTAAACAATCAAGCCGCAGCATACAAGATCATCGAGGGGAATGATCCGGGTATGATGCACACATTTTTTGTTCAAGCCGAAGATAGACTTTATATCCAAAATGGGTATCAAAACGCAATTGTATGGGATGGTGATCTATCAATTCCTGCATATCGTTTAAATCCATATAAACAACAAATGCCAATTGGCACTGTAATGGAGTATGCTTTTGGAAGAGTATTCGTTTCTGATAAATTTAATCAAATTTACGCTTCTGATATTATCTATGGAAATGGATTTACCGATACCAAAAATACAGAAAACTTTACTGAAATAGGTTACTTCGCTGAAGGAGGATCATTTACCACTCCAGCAATGATGGGGAATATTACTGCAATGAAAGTAATGCCTCAGATTGGTTCAAACCTTCGTGGGCAAGGTGAGCTTGTAGTTCTAACTGGTAACGGGGCATTTTCAATGGATGTTTCTATACCAAGAAGTCAGTGGAATACATCAAACATTCAAAGAATTTCATTACTTGGCCGAGGATGCACAAGCCCGTATGTTGGTTTGGCTAACTCTGAACTCTGGTTTAGATCACACGATGGTTGGGCATTCTATTCTAATAGTCAATCAGAATTTGCGCGATACTTCTCACTTCGCAAACTTTCAAGGGAAGTAAATAAATGGGTATCTAATGATACCCCTTGGATGAAGCAATTTGCTTCTACAATTTTTTATGACAACTACATCATCAGCACAGTAGCACCACAAACTTATCGTGCAGAAGGTGTGGAGGGGTTGAATCGTTATCATAGGGGGATGGTAGTTCTTGACCTTGATCAATCATCCTCACCCGCACCAGACGCACAGCTTACTTTTCGATGGAATGGTCTTTGGACAGGTTTTAGACCAACCCAACTTATTACAGCATTAATTCAAGATGAGAAGCGTGGATTTGGATTTTCATTTGATAAAGACAACAAGAACCGACTCTACGAATTCACTACCTCACAAGGCGACGATTACGGGCCAAGTGGGAATAGACAGATTGATTCATTCTTTACAACAGGAAGGTATGACTTCAATCAAAGCGGGGCGACAAACAAGTTCCTCCGCAAAAAGATTACTGGTGGAGAAATGTGGATGAGTGAGATTAAGGGACAAGTAGATAGCTATGTCGATTTCCGCGCTGATTCCAACCCATGCTGGTCAGAGATTAAAGTGCCTACAACTTTTGGATGCAATCCATGCTTTCCTAAAGTAACTGAATGCATCCCACAGAAAAATGGTAATCGCTACAAACGCTACAAGTTTAACACGCCCGACCCAAGCGAGTGCAATGACTTGGCAGGTATCCCATCGGTAGAGGGATCAGAATTTCAAATCAAAATTAACCTCACTGGCGCAGCTACTGTAGATCGAGTCAGGTTAATGGCAAACATTAAGAATAATGATGATTCACCAGTTGGTGACTGCCCAGAAGAAAATGAAGAATGCGAACCATTTTTGTGTTGCCAAGAGCGTTATTGGGATTATAGTATCGTGAAATAAGCTATGGATAATTCCGATTCATCTCCCGCACTTACATTTCCAAATGTTCCAGATGATTTTTGCCCAACTGGTAATTGGAAAAATGTATTTCAAGCATTTATTGATGAGGTTCTTTCTAATGGCACTATTCTTGTTCCGGGTTTAGGTGATGTTACTCCACAAGAAATAATTACAATAAATCAAAATATCCAGAATTTAGAAAATCAAGTTGAGGCTTTAGATACTTTGCAGATAAGAAGGGGAGTATTTACTGGAGTTGGATCGGCAGATAGCACAGTTCCAATTGTATTCGATTCCAACATGACTACAAGTGATTATACTGTAACCCTTACTCCTGTCCTACCTTCTTCACCAATTACTGCTGCTTCTCCAAATCTATTTCTTCTCAATGGAACTAAAGCTATCTCTGGATTTACAGTTGCTATTGAAAATAACGGGGTTGCTCCAGCAACTACCATAACAAGTTTTGAGTGGATGGCAATCTTCTCAGAGTAAACAACAAACCAAACAAAAATATGACACCACTAAAAGGAACTGATCCTAAACTCGTAAGCGGCGGATCGCCAACTCGCGGAAGTATCCGTGAAGGTATGGGCAATATGCCTAACCTTGGAAAAAAGAAGCCAAGCATCTACACGACTGCTGGCACTCCAAAGCAGGGTTACCAAAAGTAATTATCGGTAACGATAACCTATGGCTGATACCCTCGAAGAGATGGTAGAGCTTGTGAAGGGTTTTGTCGGTGACTCTGGCACTTGTTCATACGAGCGTGGAGTTAAGGCCGTAAACCAAGCAAGACGACTTCTCTGGAATAAAAGGGCATGGACTTCGCAAGAAGAATATGTCCAGATTTGTTGTGTGAACGATTGTTTCACGCTTCCAAATCGCTATGAGCAAATCAAACTTGCATGGATTGGAAATGAATCCGCATCTTTGGCAGATGAATGGTTCAATGCAACAAATGCATTTGGTCTACAAGAAGGTAATTCATGCCATAGAGGAATTATTGAAGTAGGTGGACTTCATGTTCTCTTCCGAGATTATACCTCTCGTCCATACCAAATTGGTATTATGGCAGAGGTTGCTGAAGATATTGGAGTAGAGTTAATGTTTGAAGGTCAAGATGAGTATAGCACTTACCACAAAATCAAAGTAACTACGGAGAATCCACCAACGCTGGCTAAGTCTGAGATTCTTGTAAAAGGGATTCGGTCAGTAACAAAACCAGTTACCAAAGGTAGGATTCGTGTTTACGCTTATGATTTGGAATTGCAAACAAAGACTCTAATTGCAATTTACCAACCTAACGATGCTAATCCAACATTTCGTAGGTTCAAAGCACCAAAGTCCTGCGAGTGCATTACACTCTACGCATCTAAAAAATACTACGATTTAACCGATCCTAAAGAACTGTTGGAGTTTATTCCAGATGCAATGATCTATGCTATCCTTGCACTGAACTCGCGTGAGAATCGTAAGGCGCAAGAGTTCTTGGCTAATCTATCGCTCGCTGTTCAAGAGCAAGAGAAGGAGATGTCAAATGCAGAAATCCCAACTGCTGCGCCAATCCGATTCTCAAACTATAGTCGGGCAGATAACCTAATCGGGTCTGATCTATTGTCACCATCACCAAACGATTATTTCCTTTACAGATGACACTGACAATCCCAGACAAGATTGATGCGAGGAATGTAGTTGGATATGGTGATCCAGACTACGAACTCAACTTGATGGATTTGGAGATTCTGAAGTTACCTCCACGGGAATGTCCGTTGATTCATAAGTTCACGCCGGGAATGTATATTCGGGAAATCTATATGCCGAAGGATACGATTATCACAACCCTTCTGCATTTGACTACCCATCCGTTTTTCGTGATGAAAGGCGATGTGACTGTCTGGTATCATGGCATCCCAGCCCATAGGTATAAAACAGGCTACACGGGCATTACAGAAGCAGGAACGAGGCGTATGCTTGCTACCCACAAGGATACAGTCTGGATTACTTGCCATGTAACTGATTTGACTGATCCAGACGAAATTATTGACAGCATCACTTCAAGAGACTTTAATCCCCACATCGCCAAGGAAGACCCAAGGGTGCAGAAGTGGCGGCACAACCGAACCGACTTAATCAAATGAGCTTTTATCACCATCCAGAAGATAGGTTAAAAAACAAACATCCTATGATGTTTCATTCCAGCGGATTTGCTATTGCTGCTGGTGTTATTGCGGTTGGTGCGGCAGCAGGATCGGCGGCTATCTCCATGTCAGCATCAGATAGAGCAAATAAAGCTCAAGGTAAGGCGGCTGGTGCTTATCAAAAAGGACAACGCAAAGTCCAAGATATGATTAATCAGGTTCAAGCTCCAGTGTATAGTCTTGGAGCAATGACTGGTGATGCTGCTAAAATTTCTCAATACAATTTAAAGCAAATAGATCAATTTATGCCAGGTGCAACGGCACAAAGAGCAAAGGCATCTGAAATAATATCAGACTTGCAACAAGGAGAAATCCCTCAAGATGTTAGAGAGCAAACCATGCGAAATATCGCTGAGTTTGGCGGGGCAGGATTTAATCCCCAAACAGCAGGTAGGACTGGAGGGTTTCAAGCAGCACAAGGATTAGTCCCAAGACAATTTGGATTAACATCATTAGACTTGCAAGGAATGGGGATGAATTTTGCTCAAAGTTGGCAACAACTTTCTAAAGCATTTACAGCAGACCCATTAGATGTAGGCAGGGTTCAACTTGGGTTCCAAACAGCAGCAGCAGAAGTAGGATTACAGAAAGCAAGAATGACTGCTGGCGTTTATGATAACATTTACTCATCAAACAAAGAAAACATTGCTGCAAGTTACGCAGCACAGCAAGCAGTTGGACAAGGTATTTCTGACATTGGACAAGCTACATCTGGTTCGTTGATGGCTATGAGTTTTATTTCAGGGCAACAACAAGGATTAGGTGGTGGAGGCGGATATGGACAGTATGCTCAAATGCTTGGAGGAATGATGGGTGGTTCTGGAACTGGAGCAGGAGCTACACCGCTTTATAACCAACCATACACATTCCAAACAAAGGGAGATCAATACGGCCAAGTTGCAGGAGGAAGAGTTTATCAAGGAGGGCCAACAACTGCACCTCAATCAATGAGTGATAGGCCAGTTGCAATTCCACAATCTCAATTTAAATCACCTTACTAAATACCATGTCTATCGCAGAACTCATAATGCAGGGAACGAAACGCTCATCGGAATCTACCGCATGGGTTGGAGATTCTTTGGCTAAACTTGGTCAACAGGTAGGT